CCGTTTCATGGTGGGTGACACCTACCACCCCACGGCACGGGGCAAGGCGCGGCGAAATCCTAGGGTTCCGCCAATCCGCCCCCGTTGGCAACGGTGCCGCCGTCCAAAGCCCCCACCCGGCGTTCCAGCGCCTCTAAACGTGTGTCGAGCCCTCTCAGGATCTGAACCAGATCGCTGTCACGGCGCTCGGGGCTGGCGTCGCTGCCGCTGAAGGGAGACCAAGTCCACTTGGGCCAGGACTTATTCATCATGAGGGATCTCCGTCATTCTGCGGTGCCAGTCGTGGAGAGGACCAGACCAGATCTGACCGTTGACTGCCCCGACGTATACCACGGTCCTGGGGTAGTCCGGGCGGTCGAGACCGTTGGTGAGGAAGAGCACGGTGTAAAGGCGCCCGGAGTGATGACGCCAGCGGCTACCAGCGGCAGGCTCATCCATCATGATGGGAGTGGGGTTACTCATCTTTCTTGATCCCGAGGTAGTGGTAGGCTGCGGGATGGTCCACATAGACCTCCTGCCCTACCAGATAAACAGCTGCCCCAACACGCTTGCTCACCTCGTTGAACTTGTCGATGGTTGCACGGCCGAGATCGATCCCTGCTCTGAAAGCGAGGATGTCCAAGTACGTCAGCACATCCGCGAGTTCCTTGCCCAGTTCCTCACGCTTTTCGTCGAGGGTGAAATCGCCCCGCTCGATCTTCTTGATGAGGTTGGCAGCTTCGCCGAGTTCCCCACAAACCGCGTTGGCCCAGGCGCTGAGTGCCCAGTCAGAACCATCGGGTTCAGAGTGTGCCGGCTCCCCTTTACGATTTTTGAACTTGGGAAGACGTGCTACATTGGCCTCACGGAGGCATCCGGTATTGAGATGGGCTACATCGTACCAACGGACACGAGTATTTTTGGGTGTGTCACTCATCACGTTTCAACTCCTCTTCCTTCTTCTTGTGCCGCATGAGCTTCCAACTGGCCTCGTTGGTGTGGATGCTGCCCATGAACCCCAAGCTCTTCTGCATTTCTGGGAAGATGGAGTGATGGAGCAGCATCGTGTCGTGGAGGCAATTGCGGACTCGGAAGCCCATGCGATACAGGTAGTTCAGATCATACATACCATTCTGGAATAGCTTGGGGCACGGCAATTCCAGCGCCGCTTTCACCCAACGCCAAGCAGTGACCTCACTAGCGTGATCAGGCCAATAGCTTCCACCAGGGTATCGATTATCAGCAAAGGGAATGCAGATAGCGGATGTAGTGGAGCTGGCAAACCCGATGCAAGTAATTGCGCGGTTAGCAGTCTCGATGTCACAACTAAGAATACTAGCATCTTTGGCCTCCCGGTTAAACCAGTCCTCAATATCGACTAGACTCGGGTCGGCCAGGACTTGGCGTTGGGGCCGACGGATCTCAGGGAACTCGCTCTCACGCTTCGCTTTGATTAGGTCTGCGATGACAATCACACGGAGAGCCCAATTGCGCAGCACGGCGCTGGGGTGGTAGGTGGGAAGGACTTTGAGCCCTGGGGCTAACCCCACACTATGCGCCACAACACCGCGGAGAGTACCAACAGCTCCACGGCCAAGCAAAGCCCAGCAAGCAGTAGCGCCGAGTGCGATAACGAGATTGCGAGGATATGCAGTAAGTTCCGCTTCCAGTCTCGCGAGTTCCGGGAGGTATTCGGGGAGGAGGTATTTGCCTTGACGGAGCGGCGCCAGTGCATAATTAAACCCCACGTCTTTCTTGCTCGCGCAGAGCGAGTCCATGTTGTTCGCGGTTGGGCGAATGGCGAGGGTGGTGGTTAGGAGGAGATCCTTGCGGGAGATCCCCGCATCGGTGAGCATACGAGTGAGTTCCTGGCCGGATGCGCCGACGAACGGACGGCCGGTGAGTTCCTCTTGCTCGCCCCACGCTTCGCCAACGACCACAACCTTGGCATCGCGCGGTCCGCTGGTGTGGGCGAAGGGTTCAGCGACCATCTTTCCGGTCCTTCTCGTAGACCACCTGCGCGGCGGCACGGAGGGAGCGGAACTGGCGGAGAGCGGAACGGCCGTTGGCGCAGTGCTCCTTGTCCATTTCACACCCAGCGACACGCTTGGCGCCCAGAGCCTCAGCGGCGATCAGAGCCGAGGCACCTCCGCAAGTCGGATCGAGCAGCGTGGTGTTCTCGTCCACGTACATCTGGAAGAAGTGTTTGAGCACGGGGACGGGCTTGGCGCTTGGGTGGTGGGCCTTGTCAGTGGGGGCGGCGATGGCGTTGGAGACGGGTTTGACGATGAAACGGTCCTCGCGGGAGGCGACCATCGCGGTCTCGTAGATCCGGCGCGGGCCTCGGTTGGAGTCCGGCAAGATGCCGACGTTGTCGGACTTCTGCCACAGCAGCGGGAACGGGGAAAACACCAGCGACGGGGCGAGGTCTCGGAAGATCCGGCGGGTGGCCTCATAGTGCTCCATCGAGAACCAGAACATGAGGTGGGCGCTGGGGGACATGACTCGGTCCAGGTTCAGGCAGAGGCAGCGGATCAGATCCCAGTAGGTGTCGGGGGTGTCGGAGTAGGTGTTCCACTTGTCCCGACCGGACATGGCTCCTCCGAACACATTCATCCCGTAGGGGAAATCGCAGTGGATGAACGAGAACCTGGGCCCGGTGTACTGCGGTGCCCAGTCCAGGAACGAGGTGTTGAGGATGGACTCCGGAGGGGCCACCGGAGTAGCTGCCAAGATAGGCTTGTTGACAGGCTTACCGATTGCTACGGTTGCATCAGTCGGCACAAGTCCACCTGTCTCCACCACCAGCCGCTCCGCGAAGATATCCGCGTTGGCCTGGACGATGTCCCCCATAGCATCACCAATGCGGCGCTCGTCCGCGCGCTGGATGATGTTGTAAGCGGGTTGGAGGCCGGTGGCTCCGGCGATGCGGGGGTCGGCGAACTCCTTCACCACTCTCAGGATCGTGGACACTTGCGCCGGGGCCATGCTCAGGGCCTGTGCGGTCTTGGCCTGGCTCCACCCCGGTTCGGCGCTGGAATAAAGCTCGTGGAGCTTCGCGATGGCCTGGGCCTCGTCCTGCCAACTCAGATCCGTGCGCTTGAGGTTCTCCTCAAGCTCAATCACCGAGAGCTCGAACGGCGAGAGGTCCTCCGCGAACCTTACCGCGATGGTGACATGCCCAAGCTCAGTGCACGCCGTCAGTCTCCGCTCCCCCGCCACCAGCACCATCTCCCTCGTCACCACTATCGGGTTGATGAGGCCGTTGCGCTGGATCGAGTCCCTCAGTCCCGTCGTGTCCACCTTCCGGCGCTGGCGTTCCGCTCGGTTCACAACAATGGCTGCCAGGGGCACCAACTGAAAGTCGTTTGTCAGCATTCGGGTTCTCCAGCCTTGCGCGGTGGATGACAGCAGAGTAGCGGAGGTGATACTTGGTGGCGTGCTCAGCTCCCATATCGAAAGTCACAAGAGCATCAGCCAAGGCACTACGCAACTCGTGAATTTCGGTATAGGTCCGATTGAGTTCCAACAGCAGTTCATGCACCGAAGTCACTGGGGCCAATCTCCTTCATCATCTCCGAAGTCATCATCATCCCCCAGGCAGAGGAAGATGTAGAGAACTGCCATAATCAGGATCGCCATCAAGAACCAAGCCATGGTGAAAAGAGGGGGCTTTCACCCCCTCTCCTTCTCACTGACCCCGGACAGTGCCGACGTCGTTGAACTCATCCTTGCCGTCTTCGGAGTTGCGCTTGGTCACCTCCAGCATCACGGGCATCCCGACGAGGTCGGGCAGGATCTCGCCGAGCGAGCGTCCCGTGCCGTCGATGCCGCAGGACTCCCAGAGTTCCTTCACCCGGTACTGGGCGTCGTCGGTCAGGTAGTAGTCCTTGCGCATCTGCTTCTTGGAGAGGTCCACGCCCTCCATCGCGTCAGGGTCAACGTCCTCGCCCGCTCCCGTGAGGGAGATAAAATACCGGACGTAGGGGGTCTTCTTCTGGGCCGACTTGCCGTACTCGTACTTGGAGATAGTCCCCAGGTACGTGCCGACCGGAAGGGCCTTCGGCCGCTCGATGGTCTCCGTGGGCTTGGAGAGCAGGGCGCGGAAGTCGGTAGCGGAGGAGTCACTCATGGTTGGTTGTGCTTTCGGTGGGTTGGGTTGGGTTGGTTGAGCTGGCTGGGTCTGTTGCTTTGACTTGGCCATGATCTGGTTCCTTGGGTGAGAGTTTGAGTTTGGTGATGCTCCTTTCTGGGTCGTGGAGTAAAAAGATGGCTGGGGTTAGGAACTGGGTGTTGGGCCACTCCAGCTGCTCTGCTTGCCCCAGGGTGAGGGGAGTGGGAAGGCTATGATGCCAGGGTCGGCGCTTTGACATTCGTGCCTCCCAGAAGGGTGACGGGCATTCCGGCCTGAGGGTTAACGACCGTAGCCGTAGTTTGGGAGCCGCTGGGCGAGGTCGAGGAAGACGGGCTCGATGGGGCTGTCCCCCGCACGAGTTTGAAGTACTCGGCCAATCCCGTTTCCAGCGGAAGCTCCGGTGGCACCCGCAGAGGCGCGGAGTTCTTGAGGTCGATCACTCCCGAGGTGTTGGTCAGGATCTTCCGCTTCACGGCGCTCCCTTGCCCGCTGCTCTTCACACCAAGCATGGTATTGAAGTACCGCCCGATTTTGGGAGGCAGCGCTTTCCCGAGCGCGTTCGGATAGCCTCGGGTCGGTCCATTCTCCTCCCCGATGTAGGCAATGTGCGCAGTCACAACCACGTTGCATTTGATATTGTCGTTGAACAGCATTTGCAACGCTCCCTCGACTAGGTCCTGGGCTTGGCCGAAGTCTGATTGATGCGGCCGCTGCCCGATACGTCCGTTCATCGAGAGCACGAAGTTCATCGCGGCTGTGGAAAAGGTGGACAGGGAGTCGATTACCAGGACGTCCGAAGATGTCCAACTCGTGAGCTGCCCGAGGTCCACCGCAGGGGGCTCTTTCCAGTGGTACAAGAGGTTCATCGCTCGCTGCCACACATCCACCTTCACCGGCACCAGCTTCCCTCCCACCACCTTCATCGGCTCGGTGAGCGTCATGTACTGCACGCGGGAGATCGAGTCCTTGGTGTAGGGCGACTTCGGATCGTTCAGCAGGTTGAACAGGATGTCCAGCCCCGAGTCCAAGTCCAAAATCCGGAGGTTGAACCCAGCCGAAGCAAGGGATGCCAGGGCTCCCGTCTTGCCGGCTCCGGAGTCCCCAATGAGCAAGACCTTGGTAGATGTTGCGGACTGGTGTTGGCTGAGGGCTGGCATCTTTGGGCTTCTCCTGACCGCACAGGGCACAATTGCTCCAGTGTGCGTAGTTTTGGTGGGAGCACTGGGGACAGCACCAGCGCACACCTTTCGGTAGAGGGACTGGTGGAGACTTAGGCGGGGGTTTGTCCCAGGTCATCGCGAGTCCTCATTGGCATGGCGTTGCAGTAGACGATCGAGGTGCAAGGGGGCTTGGTGCTGGGAACAAGGTCTCGACACAGGGGGCACTCGACCAGGAGCGGGTCGTCGGTTCCGGCGTTAGCGTTGGTGCCACAGCCGGCGGAAGCTCCGCTTTCGTCCATGACCATGACAGGGGCAGCACGTGGCGGAAGTCTCGTTGCATTTCGATTGATACTGGCCATAACTCCCTCACCGAGGCCTGCGCGGACGGACTTGACTTGGGGAACGACGAGCGTCATCCACAATGCACGGTCCTCAGGGGGCACAACAATCTCCTGCGTAGCAGGATTGTACTGCGCACGAGAGACCAACCAGTGCCAAAGCTCCGAACCCATCAGCATCACACATCTCCTCTCACCTGGAGAGGGTCCCACACCCGCTTGGTGTAATTGGCCTCCAACCACATCTGGCGAGTGGAGGGGGACTTGGAGCAGATCTCCCGATACTGGCATCCGCCATAGTTTCCGCAGGACTTGTCGTTCATCGGCCAGTATCCCGCCACGGCGTAACTCTCGGCTTGCCTCAGCCAGTACTGGAGTTCATGGTGCCATTCCTCGATCTGGTCGGGGTTGCGGGTGATGAAGCCCCGCTGGAAGGCACTGAACGTGATGGCGACCTGGGCGGCGTCGACGATCAACCCCACCACCGGCAGCGCATAGACGATCTTGGTCGCCAGGACGTACTGCGAGAACTGGTTGTCAGGGGAGAACTTGGTGAAGAAGTCTGCGTTGATTGTGGACTTGGTAGTCTTGCGGTCCACCACATAAATCTGGTCGTTCAGTTCCCCCAGCCTGTCAATATGCCCACAGGACATATACGACTCTCCCGTCACGGCAGACACATACCCATTCTCGTAGCGGAACGAAAGCTCCACTGCCGGTTTGCCGTTGGCCAGCCCCACCGTGCGAATTGGGTCGTGGGTGAACTGCTCCAAATACCAAACGATGGAGCGAACCAGGGTGAAGCGGTTCTTGTACTTGTCGTCGAAGGGGATGGGACGACGGAGCACATGGTTCCAGCTCTCCTCCAGTGCGGTGAGCACCGCAAGGCGCTGGGCCTCATCATGGCTCCGGCCGGCGAAGCGCTCGTGGTCATAGCGTTCCAGGGCCGAGTGGTAAATCAGGCCAAAGGTGAGGTGCACACTCAGGCGCTTCGGAGCCCACCCCTCCACGATCGAATACTGATAGTACCTCGGGCATGTTTTGAGTGCCCCTAAGCTGGTGCTATCCCATGCGACTTGGAGTGTAGGAAGTTGAGTGGAGAATGAGGAATTGGGCATGGCGAGATTACCCGTTGGTGGGAATGCTCTGGGGCATCCCTTTCATCGCATCTGCGCAATGGTCGGTTGTGGTGCTGCCGAGACGCCGGGCACACCATGTCAGGACTCGGCAAAGCACACACGCGGTGTGGGACCCTGCGGCGCGGGCTTCGGCAAGGCGCTGGCTGATGGTGTAGTGGGGGTTGCCGGCGGCGGGATTGTTGGCATCAGGACCGGCCAGCACATTCCCTTCCTCATCCGCCGTGATTAGCGTTCCCCAGAAGATCTGCTTGATGCGACTCCACATAATCCCAACTCCCTACTAGAGTCCGATGTCACTAAGGCTCTTGGGCGTGACCTTTTTCGTGGAGCTTTTCTCTGCAGCTGGACCGCCGGCAGACAAAAATTTTTCACGCATCCGGCGGAGTTCCGCGACGATCACCTCCAAGTCCTGATCGGTTAGCTGGAGGGGGTCCTTGGCGAAAAACTCGTCCAGGGACGATGGATTGGCCTCACCGAGCATGCCCATTATTTGCTCCTTCCGTCCCGATCGTACTCTTCGAGTTCCTGGAGAATGGTGGTGCTTAACTCGGGGACCACCGGGTGGTGGGCCTCAAGCAGCCCCTTGGCCTCAACTGAGTCCAAAAACTTCCGGACCATAAGCCGGGCAGCTTTGCTGAACCCCAGCGACCGGCCGAACAACAATTCGATCCGCTCTACGTCTCGGGCGTACAGCCAAATGTGGCGACGCACCAGATCTTCACTCTCGTAGCGAGGCATCGTCTTCGGACTCCTTTGGAAGTTCAACCTTGCCGCCCTTCACGATCCAGAGTTCATTCGGGTTGTCTGGGTTGCGGCGGAACTGAAGCACCGCGAGTGCAGGATCGCCAACGGCAGCACGGGCACGATAGAGAGCCTGGTTCGCGGTGGTGAAGTTGGATACTTGGAGAACAAGCCCCAGAGGGGAGGCTAGGGCTTGGTAGAGGATCTCCTGGGCTTCGTAGTTGGCCACTGGCAGGGCTCCTAGAGGTCGTCGTGGTAGTAGACTAGGAAGATAAAGAGCCCAATCTGCAAGAGTGGGCACCACGCAAACGAAAGGAACTCTGCCACGGCTCAGCCCTGCGCCTTCTCGAACTCCGAGATGTAGCGGATGATGTTCTCGCTGAAGCCATCGATATGCAGCCACTCACCGTAGCCAACGCCGTTCCGGTTGCTGGCGACGTTGACCATGTAGCAGCGTCCGCCGGGGT